TTCAGGAGTAATACCACCTGCTCCTATAATACCACCATCTGCTTCAGGAATACGCATAAAGTCATCTAAAATTTTTTCTAATTGTCTTATAACTTCAGGATCAGGTGATTTTTTATTATATTCTTTTTCAAGTAAATCAGCGTATTTGTCTATACCTTGAGACCCTGCAAATCCACCGCTTTTGTATCCTATAATACCACCATCTTTTGCTCCTAGTCCATATTCACTAGTGTTAGATGTAATAAACTCTTCTAATTCATTCGGACCCATTTGTTGATCACCGAATGTATCACCAACATTTCCATAGTATTGTTTTAAGTAAGGTTGTAATCTTACAATTCTGTCTTGATATTCTTCTTCTGTTTCATCTTCTCCTTTTGCTAGTAGACCGCCTAGCAAACCTGATGCCGCACCTATACCTAATAAACCCTTACCCGATGTTAATCCTGAAAAAAATTTGCTACCTGTTAAAGCATTTTTTGCTTTACTAAACATAGAAGCTAATCCCTTACCTTTACCTAAAATGTTTCCAAATTTAAAACCACCTGCACCAAACCCTCCACCTAGTCCATATGCACCTAAGGCAGCTAGACCTATTTTACCAATAGGACTTTTAACTATTTTCTTAATTGGTCTAGTTATTTTCTTAACTAAACTACCTAATCCGTATAATTGTCTGGGTTCTTGCATTCTTGAAATTGCCATAGTTTTCTAAAATATCCTATTTTTAATCGTTTTACAACTCCTTCGATTCAGCGCCAATATTAATTTGAGCCACCTTAACATGTACATCTCTTCTTATATGCTCTCTTTGTGTAGCAGTATTAGGGTCATTTACATCAGCATCTGCTTCAGCATCTGACATATATTCTTTTCCTGTCTCCATATTAGTCAGAGTAATCTCTACTTCAGGGGTAATAACCTTTGTTTTTTTACCTTCTATTACCTTAATTTCTTCTTTAGCTTCTTGTTCTATGAACGGCATATTTCTCCTATGATCGACTAATCTGTAGTACAGATGCTGTCATCTTTATTACATTAGTCTGTGTTGTTTGCATTTTTAATATATCTCCTGCTTCCAAGATAAGGATGTTATTAAACGTAAGTAAATCAACTCCATCGCTTGGTGTAACATTAGACACATCAAATTCAAAGTCAGTTGAGGAACTAGCATTAAATACTTTAATAGTAACATCTAGCGCACTCCCATGTGTATTGAATAATTTAATTGTTTTAACAATACTTGTTGTAGCGTCAGGTGATGTATACATACTGACATCACTTCCTGAAGCATTAATAGTTGCTTGAATATTTTTATATACATTAGCCATTACTGTGAAAAGAAAGTAAACCTTTCTGTTTCTTCTTTTTGTTCCTGTAAAAATGTTGAGTTTAATTGTTCAACGATTGCTCTTAACGCTCTAGCAATTTGTCGTTGGTTGTCAACTTCGTATCGTTCTTTTGGTTCTGGTATTCTTACTATTACCTTTGTCATCTTAATAACTCCACTATTCCACCTTTAGCCCAACCCCAACCACCATCAGTTCTGCCTGAGCCTCCTGCTTTTTGACCACCTGATTTAGCTTGTTGTGAACCACCACCCATTTTAGATGCTTCTCCTCCACCGCCAGTATTAGCAGCTATACCTCCACCGCCGCCACCACTTTCTTTACTAGTTAAACTATTTAAATTTTTAACAGCTGCATCGTGTTTTGCTTTTTTCTCTGCTTCAATTGCTTTTTGAATTAATGCAAGGTCAGCTGTAATATTTTGTTTTTTCTTTTTAACATTTCCATAAAAACCATATTTTTCTCTCAACATCTTAGTCATGTCATTAGCTTTCTTTGCATTCTTACCTGTGTAAGCACCTAGTTCTTCATCCCACGTTGCACCATATTTGTCTGCAAGACTTCCGCTTAACATACTTCCAAGTTTATCTACTTGTTTACCTGCATATTCAGAATAATTACCTAAAGCTGATCTAACATTAGCACCAAATGGATCCTTGTTTGCCATTCCTGTATTAGGATCAGTAAAGCCCATATAAGATTGAGTTAATATCTGATCACCCAAAGTTAATTTACCATATTGATCAGGTGCAAGCATTGAAAAAATTCCAGGCAAAGTCATTCCTTTATCTTTTTTACCTAACATACCTCGTGCCATCATTTCTTGAACAGAGTCTTGTTTTGGTAATCCTAAACTCTGAGCAAACAGTGTAGCTTTGTTTGGATTATTTAATCTGTTTTGTCTTTGTGCTATAGCTTGATTAAAGTTACCAATCATTTGTGGACTTCCTAATCCACCCATCATCATATTACCACCGCCACCACCTCCAGACATGAAAGGAACAGCAGTCCCTGGAGCTACTGGTGGAGTATTAGGTTTACCCCCTCCCATATAATATTGATATAGATCATAAATTCTACTCGGCGTTTGAGTATAATTTTGCATAAAGTCTACTACTGGTTTTACCATTATCTTCTCCCGTCAGGTTGTAGGTCTATTCTAACTGTACCAAATCTCCAAGTTTCTGCTGTAGAACTATTAGAGATCTGAATGTTAGCAAAACGACCACGTGCTCGTGTATCTACTTTAGTCGTTGATGACGTTAATGTAAAGGGGCTATAGGTGCTAGCAGTATCAGTTTGTGCAGGAAAGTTTTTTATACCAACTGTAAGCGTTGCGTTTCCTGTAAGAACTTTAAAGTTAGGTAGTATTCTTCTCATTGCTAAAAAGAACTCACCATTTCCTTGAACATCTAAATCAAAGTCATAAGATTTTATATTTGATGCAATAGCTGTAGTTGAGCCATCAGGATTAATTTGATCAGTACCAACTTCATGTTCAAAATAAGTTGTTTGACCTAATCCTGTTTCTCCTACAATACTAGGAAAAGTACCTGTAGCAGAATCATTAAATTTAGTTGCAAAAGGTTTTGGATATACAATAGAGTCAACCCAAGTAGTCCTTGGTTCACTTCCTGTATACCATATTAAACCATTTTGTGGATTAGATTCACCGTAATTATAAACTACATATCTATTATTATAAGTAGATCCTGATGTTGGATACCACCAAACAACTTCAGAAAATAAGTTATTAATACCTGCACAAACTTGTTGACCTTTTGTTGTATCAAAGTCGTCGTAAACATAATCTTCAACAGATGATAATAATGTTTTAACCGTACCATCAAAAGCAAAAAAACCATTATTACTTATCCAATAAGCAATACCATCTATTTCTACAGCAGCGTTCTGTCCTATTAATCCACAGTTTGTACCTACTTGATCAAATCCAAAAGTAAATGGAGCTCCAACAAATTTCATAGTGTATAGAGCATTGTCAGTCCATACCAATATATTTTCTTTAGCAACTAAAGCACCCATTATTTTAGTGCCATCTTGTAGTCTTTGAGAACCTGCTGAGTTAATAGCCGTAGGTGTATAATCATTAATCGATTCTTGATCTGAAAATCTAATAAACATATCGTCTTGCGTAGTTGGATCACCAATAGTTGTTTCGGTTCCAAAATGAATTAAGTGTCTTGTTGTTGGTGATATTAAAGTTAACCTTGATGCAGTAGGATTACCAAGTGACCCACTAATAGCTGTAGAAAAATTAGTAGTTGTTTTAGATGCTCTTGTTGTAAAGTTAGTTGCAATAGAAGAGTCCCAAGTAAAAGTTTCACCATTAGCAATAGTTGCAACTAATACTTGACCAAAGTTACTTAAAGACCATAGCCCTGGTTCAAGAGTTACGGTCGATGCAGACACAGCGTCTCCAAACCCTGTCCATAAAGTTGCATCTTGAACTGTTGTATTAGTAGAATGTGCTTGACCATTTGATGTACCAGGAGTTGCTGTTCCTGATGCACCTCTAGTAATACTTAAAAAATTTGTAGCGTTCGTTGAACCATAAGTAATTAATTCAGCAGTTGGAACTGTGCCAACGGCAATTGTTCCTGAAGAAGCAAAACCTGCTGTAGCATCCACAGTTACTGCAGTTCCTGATCCACCTGTACCAGCAGTATCTGCATTTAATGATCCATCTAATTCTGTACTTTGCGAACCTGTTATTGTTCCACCATAATTACCGATACCAAAACCATAACCATATGATTGCGCTGCAGGACCAACGGTTTGATAAGGTTCTACTACACAAGAACTTCCTGAAGTTAAATCAGAACCACCTCCGTTAGCTTCTGCTGATGGCGAGGTAATTGTAAAAGTAGTTGAACTTGGTACAGATATAACTTGGCATAGTTTATCTTCAAAAGTTGATGCAGCAATACTAGAACCTGTCGGCATTGTTACTGAATCTAATTCAACAATATCTCCTACTTCTAATCCATGATTAGTTGATGTTGTAATTGTAACAGCAGTTCCTCTAGTTGTGCTTGTTGTTATCGTTGAGCCTGTAAATGTAATTTGAGTTCCTGCGTTATTACTTCTATAGGGAGTAATATCGTAAAGAGCTCCTTCAAAATAAATAAGTAAAAATTTATCAGTACCAATTGCAACATACCTATTACCATCAAGATCAACAAAGGCATGTTGTTTTCTAGCAACTCCTACGATTGTATCAGGAAGAAGTGAAGACCATCCTCCAACTTTTTCAGGAAGGTTGTATCTAAAACGAACATTATCAGAATCAACCCATCTGTTTTCTGCACCAACAGATGTATCTTGTTTATCAATTCCTGATCTAAATTTAAAGTCAATGAGAGCCATTGGTCACTCTCCTAAGCTGTGTTGGTTTTAAATGCCCAACCTCGTGTTGCATCTACATATACTAATGTAACTGCTTGACCTGCTGTACTTAATACTAAGTTTGAAGTTCCTGAATTAATGGGTTGTCCATTTCTATCAAAGGTTAAATTGTTAGAACTAAAAGTTCCTCTAGTATCAATGACAGTTACTTCATCTCCAACTGCGGGAGAAGCAGGTAAATCTATTTCTATAGGATTGGCTGTTGTATTTGCAAAAACTTGTGCGCCAGCTACAATGGCGTATGGACTATTAGAATCTGTTATTGTTGCATAACCTTTTTCTAAAATAGTCATAACTGTTTCTGTGCCGTTTGATCTACAAAGAACAGTTGCACCTGGTGGTATCTGAGTAGTGCTACCACTAGCTGTTAATACTCCAAGTGTTCTATTTGATGTACCTCTTACTGTGTCATCTTTCATTACCCACACTCTAGTCACACCTGAACCCGAAGGCATAGTAATAGTTCTATCTCCTGCTAAAGTTCCGTGTAATCTTAAGTATGCGTTTTTACCATTAGAAGTTGCACCATCTGTAAGTAGTAATGTAACACTAGCTCCTGCCATGTCTACATCTAATACTCCTGATGATCCTTGTTCCAAGATTTGTAAATTTGTATTAGTGATTCCACCCCATTGACCAGCTTTCTCACCTGTTGTGATTATTTCTAGTTTAAGGTCTGATGAAAATGTTGATGCCATATTAATTTGTATCTATTGGTGTCCAGACCATATCTACGCCTGGAATAATTTCACTCCATGTTATCGCAGCTACTTCTCCTGTATCTACAGCTAATTGCACTCCAGATGGATCTATATTTGCGCTAGCAGTTATTGTAACATTTCCTGTAGCTAAGGTCAATTGGTTTACAGAAGGTATAATATCAACGCTTGTACTTGCTGCTGCCGTTCCTGTATTTAATGTTACCTGACTACCTGTAGCAGTAAAATTAGAATCTGCTGTAATTGTTAATGTTCCAAGGCCTAATGTTAATCTATTTGGATCAGGTATTTCTGTAATAGAATCTGCTGAAATAGAAAAGTTTCCAATATTTATATCTAATTGATTACCACTTACGACTACTTGTACGTCACCGGCTGTTTGTGCTGTAGCGAACGGTAATGCTGATATTGCGTCAAATCCTAAACTCATAAATAATCCTTAAAAGGAGACAGGGGGTATGTGGTGGTGCCCTGCCTCCATCTAAGGATTATATCATCGTTTAAACCAAGAAGGAAGACCTAAATGTGGACGCTTGTCAAACATATTATCTTTTGCTCCTGGAGTCTTACGATTGTTATAATGCAGAAAAACCTGAACGCATTCTTTACCTTTAAATTTTTCTCTCCAATGTTCTAATTCACAGCCAGAATAAACTAACATATCTCCTGGTTTTAAATCTACTTTAACACCTTTTTTACCTGTTTCTCCAGATGGTTCTAGGTATATTGGCCAATCGTCACCAGCTAAATTCATAGTAGTAGATATTTCACAACTAAATCTATCTTTGTGTCTTTTAAGTTCATCACCTTTTTTATAAATTCGTGCATAGGTATATGCTGGATATAGTTTTAAACCTGTTGCTTTTTCCATACCTGGTTGACATTTAAGTAATAAAGTTTCCATAGCCATATTAGCATATTGAGAATATGTATTTGGTATTTGTTCATTAGCATCTTCATAGTGACCTATAATATTTTCAAAAGGTGAAAAGTATCTTGCTTGTCTACAAGTATCATAAACTTGTTTTTGCATACAAAAATAATTTGCAACAAAAGCTGCTAGGTCTTTTGATATTGCTTGACGAATAACTGTATATTTATTTTTTTTAAAATTCATTTATACCACGCTATAAGTGTATACCTTTCTTTATCAGTTACTGTATTTACATTATGTAAATACAATCCGTTGCTAAATATTACAATCGAGCCTTTTTTAGGTTTCATTGTAATATTATTAATTACAGTTTCTCCACCTTTATAATTATCATTTAAATAAACTATAAAAGATAGGTAGTCTCCTTCATCATAATGTGGTTTCATAAAAGATCCTTTTGGCCATAAAACTATCTCCATATTATCAACATTTTTAAAATTAAAAATTTTAAAATATTTATTAAGTTTATTTAAAACTGGTTCATATACGCATTTTAAAGTATGCGTGTTTCTATATTTTTTAGTGTTACTAATATTTTTATTAAAGTGCTGAATTAATTCATTACAATTTTTGTTTTGTAAAAAATTATCAATACGTGAAATAGTAGTTAAATTCATTTAAACATCCTTTGCCATTTCTTTTGGCACTGCTTGTATGTTCCAATGTATAAATCTAAAAGGCTCTATACCAAAGTCTACACTAAACTCGTGTTCCAAGAACCCTGGAAATATAATTAAAGTTCCTGGTGTAGGTCTAAAGTGAATTAATTCCGTACCGCCCCACACACCTTTTTGATCTGGTTTCATTTTCAATTTAGTTGCACGTGCCCCGGTCCTCGGTTCGTGAAATACAGGATACGATGTTTTATCACTACACTTTAAAAAATAAAAACCTGATACGTGTTGATTCCAATGTATGTGTGCTGAATGATGACCTCCACCTTTTTTAGAAAACTCTTGTACCCATAGCTCACTGAACATAGTTGTGTATTGTGACATATCATAACCTTGATGATCTAAATACTCCCAAGATTTTTGACCAATGTAATTTCTAAAATCTAAAAAATCATTATCAGCTGTTAATGGTGTTGAGTGATATGATCTTCCAAAATCACCGTGTTCTTTTATAAATTTTTTTTCTCTTGTTCTTGCATCTTTAATATATTTGTTAGAAGCTTTATTTAAAGATTTTACAAACTCTGGTTTTTGTTCTGACCAAATGGTTGTGTTAAAATAATTATTTATGTACATTTTTTAAAACTGAAAACAAACTTGGTTTTTCTTTAACCAGTTGTTTGCATAACTCCTTTCTCTCATTTAAATTACTAATACACTCTTTAAATTCTTTTTCAAGTTTTTCTTCATCAAACTCTCCGTGTTTAATTAAAGTTGTTTTATTTGTAGGTGCCCAATGCATACCAGCAGCTATACAATGTAGACCCGCATAATCAGGGTATTTAAAATTATAAGTTCTATTATATACAGCTTCTTTAAAACCAGAGAAAGCTCTGTGTTCTAAATTTATAAGAGTATTGTCCCAAGTTTTATTTAAACAATGTTTCCAATACTCGGTATCATTTCTATGAGACAAGGCATAATGTAATCCCACAAATTCAGAAAATTCTTTAAACATATGTTTACATTGATAGTTAAAATTATCTCTATCCCATTGTGATATTTTATCTCTTTGTAAATTTAAAACTAATTTAGTTAAAAACTCGTGAACAGTGTATAGACCATTACTTTCTAATGGTTCTATAAAACCAGCAGACAAACCAATAGCAACTACATTTTTAACCCATAGTCTGTTGTGTATTCCAACTCTCATTTTTATGTTTTTAAATTCTAGTTCTTCTTGACCAAGATGTTTTTTAAATTGTTTTAATGCAGTTTCATCATCTACAAATTTACTAGAGTATACATATCCTGTACCTATTCTTGACCACAGAGGTATATTCCAAACCCAACCATTTTCAATTGCTGTACAATTGGTGTAAGGAACTAGTTCTTTTTCTTTATCTTTATATTGTATTCTTGTAGCCCAAGCAGAATCATTTGGTAACATATCAGAGTATGATTCAAAAGGTTCTTTTAGAGTTTTATCTAATAGTAAAGATTTAAACCCAGTGCAGTCTATATATAGATCAGCTTTATATTTATTATTTAAAGATGTAATTCCATTTTCATCTTGTTCTATAGAAACAACATCATCAAGAATATGTTTTATTTTTTTACAGTAATTATTTTTTAACCATAAACCAAATTTAGTAGCATCAAAATGATAAGCTTTAGATACTTCATTTATATCAAATTTATTTTGATTAACATAAGTCATTTGTAATGGATAAATACAATCAGCATAATCTGAATAAGGAGTTTTAGGGTGTAACATTTTTTTAAACCACCAATCATTTGTTCCAGATTTAGTTTGTGCTAAAGCAGGTATTCCAAATGGATAATGAAAAGCTTCTCCTTTTTTATAAAAATCTGTAAATTTTATGCTTAACTTATAGCTACCATCTACGTGTTTTATAAAATCTTTATCTTCTATTTTAAGTAATCTCATCCAATCTGTAATTTGAGCAATAGTGCTTTCTCCTACACCAACCGTAGATATATTTTTAGATTCAATTAAAGATATTTTATAGTTTGGAAACTGTGATTCTAAAGTGGCTGCTGTCATCCACCCTGCACTTCCACCACCTACAATTAATATTTTCATTTAAAAGGATATCCTAAATGCCAGACAACAAGACTATATCTTGTGCCTGATGTTACTGGTTTAACTCTATGCCAAACAAAAGAAGGAAATACAATAATAGATCCTTTTGGTAATATCTCTTTACATTGTATCCTGTGTTTTGATTCGTCTCTCATATGTGGGTCATAATTTCTAAAATCAAATTCTAATTCACCACCCTTATATTCTGAACCATCTGTTAACTGACAAGTCATAGATAGTTTTCTAATTCTACCGTGCTCTGGATTATTAGGATCCTTCCTATCATAAGGTTTATCCCAACTATCACAATGCCAATCATAATATTGATTTAACTTATATTTTGTAAACTGACAAGACTCACTTCTTTCCCAATCAAAATTCCAACCAGCTTGTTTATTTGCTTCGTGAACGTATGGATGTAATTCTTTGTATATCCAGGTATCGTTTAACCAAACTAAATCAGAGTTTCTTTTTCTTTTTAAATCTTTTACTTCTTCTTTTTTTAATTCTCTATCACCATAGCCACCAGTTCTAGCCATAACTTCTTTTTGTTCGTTAGCATATGCTATAACATCATCACAGAATCTAGGTGTTAATACACCACTAAAATACCAATAATAATTAGATATATTCATACGTTATAGTCTGTACAAAATTTAAACTATCCTTTTGATTATTGGTTAAGTAATACATATTAGTTGATGGAAACATTATGAATTGATTATTAGTTAAAGGTATATCCCAACTTCTACCTTTACGTCTGTTGTCTTCATAATGTATTTTGACCATACAATCTTTGACTTTTACACCATATAATAATGTAAAATCTGGTGAGTTTCGAAGATCCACTGGATCTATATTAAGTAATGGAATTGTAGTCTCGCTGGGTTTATAGATATTTCCCCATGTTTCTTTGTTAATTAGATTAAAGCCATATTTAAGATTAACGTGATCTCGCATATATGTATTTAACATATCCCAAGTTCTTGAGAATGGAAATTGTTTGTTTTGAATTACGGATTGTAAAATGTCGCCTGATAATTTATCTCGGTCAATGTCCCAATCTTTGGGCATAGCCACATCGCCAAAATATAAAGCTTGTTCTGTTAATACTTTCTTATGCATACCACCACCATTTTTAATTTATGCTTTACTGTCTGTCAAGTCCCAAGTCTGTCCAGCTTCATTCCAAGAGTATCCCCAAGAATGTGTACCAGCTTCATTTTGTGAAGTTTGTTCAGCTGTCAATGCTGGAGCATCACCAATCGGTGATTTCCAAGAAGCTGATTCGTTATGTTTTACCCAAGATGCATATGGTTTTTTAGGCCAAAAGATTTGGTTATCTTCATCCCACTCATAACCAATACCTGCATAGTTTCCTCTTAAAGGTGTTCCGCCATTTTTATGTTGATTGCTTTGTGTATTGTAAGATGTTTGAATCCACATTTGTGCAGGCCAATTATTATGTGTTTCTAAATATTGTTGTCCTACTGTTTCATCTTCAACACCATCAGCGTTTAACATATCAGAATTATTCAAAGTAAGTACTTGAATAACTTTTCCGTTTGATCCTAGTTTTGCAAAATGTGCCATAATGTTTCTCCTTATATATTAATTTTAATTACCAT